TGAATATATTAAAGAAGTATGAGTTTAAGTTGCCTGTTATATCTAACCAGAAGTACAATTCATATTTAAAAATTCTGGGGGCGTTCTGTGAAATAAAGAAGAAGCTGACGAGTCACGTTGCCCGGCATACCTTTGCCACTACTGTTGCATTAGCCAATGGTGTGAGGATTGAGGTTATCAGCAAAATGCTTGGACATACGAATATCCAGACTACACAGCTATATGCGCATATATACCAGGCTGAAGTAGACAAAGAGTTTGAACGACTTAACAATATTGTATGAAGATGAAACTTGTCACTGTAAGAGAAGCAGCTGATTTTCTTCGTATATCTTACAGAACCGCTCAACGATACTTGGCTGAAGGAAGAATACCGTACACCAAGCCAGCCGGTAGAGTATTGATAAAGGAGCAAGACTTGATGAACTTCGTCAATATGACGAATAGATAAAAATATATGCCTCGGTTACTTTGCACTGTGTGTCATTTATGACTTACCAAAATAGGTAAAAGCCCAGATTACTGTTTTGACACATGGTATTCACCCTAAGTGACCGGGGTTCTGTATATAAAAAATCCCCATTAAAACAATGAGGATTTTTATTATGGGAATTATTTATTGTTATCATTTATAGGGAATGATGCAATAACTTGCCCTACAATTATAGAAACTGGATGTAATGAAAATCTGATTTCTTTTTCTTTTGTATGAAAAGTTGTTGATATTATAATTTCTTTATCGTTATCATTTGGATTTTCACATTTGATATATTTTTCTTCATATATTTTTATGCGTTTATCTTTTAGATCTTGAATCAAAGCGGAATCACCATCGTAAGTACTTAGTTGTCTAATTTCTTGAAACTTTGTCGATGGCAATATTTTAGATTTGACAATATCTACTAATTCTTCTTTAGATGTGTATTTACAACGCATCCAAGTTCTACGAATTTTGTATTGAGCTTTGTCTTCTCTGTTCAAATGATGTTTTCGTAATACCAATATAATGGGGAATTTTGTATCTTCTTCAAACTTAAATTTTTCATCAACAAAAATAACATCATTGTTGTGTATTCCACAAAATTGCATAGACTCTCCTTGTACAATAAAATGTAGATAGTCATTAATATTAAGAATGTTTCCGTTCTGATCTTTAAAAACATTATATTCTAATGATTGAATTTCTCGATAAGACGGAATGATTTTATTTTCATCATCAGAACCTGCACAAGCTGTATAAATTTGTATTCTTTTTTCTAACAAATTCATAAGTGCTTCTTCTCTAACAACTTTGGTTTGGTATGCAATCCAAACTAAAAGTGTTATTAATACCACAACTCCTAATATCATTATTATCATAATATTTATTTATTTAAGTGTAGAACTAAAAGTTTTTAACTCAATGCGCTTCATATAATCATCAATCCTATTAGCAAAAGATACATTTATATATTTTAGCCAGCACATTAATATGACTATTATATAACCTATTATATTGGGTACATCTTTAAATTTAAAGAATAAAATAGTAAAAATTAATGTCAAAACAACATTGCCTACAAATTTCATTAACCAATATATAATTTTAACGTTGAACTGACGTTCTTTATACACAAATGCAAAATCAAATAGATTTATTATACACTCTATCATAAAAGCAATATAAATAGCACATACTCCTTCAACTAATTTAGGGTTGGATATATTTAATGATGATAACCCCCAATCCCAACTGCAAGCATATATACTCATACCCCATAATACAGTATGAAATATAGGAACTAAGTGTTGATGTGCGTTTATTGCCATTATTAGTTTATGTATTTTAGTTATTAGTTTATGTATTTGGTTTATTAGTTTATATATATATGCTCTCATTATTTGAGTAATATTTTGACGCACAAAGATACAACATTTGTTTCACTTTTAATTTCAATATTGCTAAAATCATTGCTATCAGCACTACTTTTAACACAATTAATAGGATTAAGTTCAGTATTTATAGCAGTATTAACAAGAATACGGTGAATAACATTACTATTACCCACCGTATCATTTAGTTTAATAGTAACGTTTACAACACTCCTAACAGAAGTCCTATAACTCCCCAGATTATATCATGCCAATCAGCTACTCCTTTCTTTATCCATTTGTCTAAAACAACTTCTTTGGCGACAAGTATAATCAGAGTGATTAGTATGGCACTCCAAACAGGTATAAGGTATTTGAGTACATCATAAATTAAGATGCCGGCAATCAGATGCTGGGCACCGTCCATTCTCATGTGGTTAAAGCAGAACTCATCTATTTTCTGCCTAATTCTTTTTAGAAGATCCATGTAATTTTTGAGGTTAATTTTTAATTTTGAAATTCTGTTGTCATATTAAAACCGTTTCATACATGCCAAGGGTTTTGATATGGGTCATAAGATGTTTGAAAGGTTGCCATCTGCCAGTCTGTAAGAGGCTCTTTCTTGTTATCAATTTTTCTCGGAATTTGAGGATTTAATTTTAGCCTGGAAGCGTCTTTTAACCATTGCATAGAATGGTCGTAGTCATCTATTCGTACAGTACTGATATTGTTCGGAGAAATCAGTTTGTGCAACTCGTATAATGACAGTTGAACCATGTGACGTTTCAAGTTATAGTTTCTTGGGTCATGGTATCTGATATTCCTTTCCAGTTCCGGTACATCAGCATTGGGATTGATTATAGGATAATAAATTTTTCCTTTATATTCTACATATTCGTGTTCTGACAACTCATAAGAATTGAGTGAAGAATCATATTCTCCAATCATCCCCCAGCAGTCAGACTCCATTGGATTGACCAGACAGTCATAATTATCCATTGTTAGCAAGGTGAAGAATTTGCCTTCATATTCTACAACTTCCCATTCATTGTATGGAACGGTGTCCCATTTGTATGTATCAACCATTTCCCAGGCATTAACTTCCGGAATACGAATATCGTTGAAGTCTATGCCATTGGCGGTGTCACATATATATGCCCGTCCTAAGAACTTTATCACATCTCCGGGACGATAGTTTTTCATCTGGCTATATTGCTCTATTTTTTCCAGGTCAAGTATCTCTTCTGTTTCGTGC